CGCTACTGATAAAGGCATGGTTCGCCAACCGCTTTTAAACATGGGCTCCCCTGTAAAACAAAAAGTACAGCTTGAAAACAAAGCTAAAGAAACTATAGAGCAAACGGATTCTTACCAAGGCGGTAAACTAGGCGTTCAAACATCAAGAACTATAGCTAAGCCGGATAAACTTGTAAAGGGTAAAGAAAAAACAAGAGTTAAAACAGGCGCAGATGTGGGAGTTTCTCAAGCCGAGGTGGATGCTTACAACATGAAAAAATATGGTACAAAAACTCCAACCAAAGACGGGCTCACTAATAATACCGTAGGAACTGGAAAGTTCGAAGATGATACTTATACTCCAGGCACTACAACTAAAACTACAGATTTTAATTCATATAAAGTAGGTGTTAAAGGGGATGCCAAACGACCATGGCAAAGACGCTGGGACAAAAGAGCTATTAAGATTGGCGGAAGAGAAACTAGACGGGCTGGAGATAAAATTGATAAGACAAAAAGAAAGATCAGCGAATACGCTAAATATGACACGGACAAAGACGGTAAATTTAGCGCAGCGGAAAAGAAAGCTATGGGTAAAGGCGGATTTTTAGGTTTAGGTAAATCACAAAAGAAGTTTGAAAAACTCGGGCGAAGGCTTGCTGAAAACCAAGCGGAATATGAAGGGTTTAAAGGTAGCAGAGATGCCGCTATTGCTCAGGCTAAACAATCAGTTGGCAAAGGAGGCAAAATTGATTTAGGAGAAAGAGATGCGCGTTTAAGCGATGCGGGTGGATTTGATAAACAAAGAGAAGCTTTATCAAACTCTTCAAGCTCTAAAATGAAAAGTAGCCCTTATAAAATGATGCCTAAAAGCCCAGCTATGAAAGCTTTAATTGGTAATCAGAAAAATTTACCAGATGCTTTAAAACAAAAAATCTTAAATTCAAAAGGATAATATTATGGCTTATATTCAAAACTCCCCGTTTAAAAAAAGCGGGGCTTGGGCCAGAAAAGAAGGCCAATCAGAAACTGGAGGGCTCAACCAAAAAGGCGTTGATGCTTATAGAAGAGAAAACCCGGGATCTAAATTAAAAACAGCGGTAACAACTAAACCTTCTAAATTAAAACCAGGTAGCAAAGCCGCTAAGCGTAGAAAATCATTTTGTGCTAGAATGAGTGGTGTAAAAGGTCCAATGAAAAAACCAAACGGTAAACCAACAAGAAAGGCTTTAGCGTTAAGAAAATGGAATTGCTAATGGAACTAAAAGGATTAGGGGATACTATAGAAAAATTTACAAAAGCAACCGGAATAAAAAAGCTGGCTGATAAAATCCCCGGCGGGTGCGGTTGCAATAAAAGAAAAGAGAAGTTAAATAAAATGTTTCCATACAAATGAAAAAAATTTGGGAATGGCTTACGGGATCAGTAATAAAGGAAGTAGGGCAGGTTTTAGATAATCTTACTACAACAAAAGAGGAAAAACTAGAAGCCCAAAGGCTAATTACAGAAATCCTTGAAAAAGCCGACAAGGAAGCACAAGAGCAAGTTACTAGAAGATGGGAATCGGATATGAACTCAGACTCCTTCCTTTCAAAGAACATAAGGCCAATGGTGCTTATATATTTAACGGTTATATTTACCGCATTGTGTTTTTTTGATGGTAACATTGGGGAGTTTGCAATAACTGAAGAATATATACCAATTTTTCAATCTTTATTAATAACAGTATACGGGGCGTATTTTGTTGGGCGTACCTGGGAAAAAGCAAAAAAATCCAGCAATAACAAAAATTAAATTAAATAAAATGAGTAAAGTAAAGGATTTAGTATCAAAAGTAGAAAACGGAGAACTCTCTGATTTGCAAGAACTTGTAAAAGCAATTAATCAGTATCAATTACAAATAGGTGGCCTAGAGGCACAAAAGCATGATTTATTGCATCAGTTAGTAGGTATTAAGAAAAGCTTAAATGAACTTCAACAAAAGCTTGAAGATAAATACGGAAACGTTTCTATAGATATTCAAAGCGGAGAAATCAAAGAAAATGAATCTCCTAAGGAAGATTAGTATAGGAAAAGACTATAAAAATGACGCCATGCACTACTCTGTTGGACAGGAAGTGTATGGTGGTCATACTATAGTTAACATTATAGAGGAAGAACAAAAGTACTCTATCTATATACAAAAGGGAAATGACGTTATACCTTGGAAAGATTTTAATAAAAATATGGCAATAGCCATAGAATATAATATAGATTATTAATGCACGGTGTTTTTGATTTTGTTATAAAGCCAGTTAACGAAAGATATAACAACTCTAAAACAATTGACAACACAGAACTAATATTAAATACCGATTTACAGGATCATAATTTTGTTTCAAGAATAGGTATTGTAATGGGCTTGCCTATAAATAACCAAACAGGTATATGTTTAGGCGATGAAGTTATTGTGCATCATAACGTTTTTAGAAGATACAGAGATATTAGAGGTGTTGAAAAAAATAGCAGAAGCTATTATAAGGACGACTTATATTTTGTGAATGAGATGCAGATATACGCTTATAAGCATATAATTAAGTGGATACCATTATCGGGATATAATTTTGTTGCTCCTATAAAAGAAGACAAAATGTTTTCTATTGATTTTGAAAAACCTTTAAAAGGCATATTAAAATATAAAGATCCAGCTTTAAAAAGTGTAGAGCCTGGTGATGTAGTCGGTTTCCGACCTGGTATGGAATATGAGTTTATTATTAATAAACAAAAATTGTATCGCATACCAACCAATCAAATTACAATTAAATATGAATATCAAGGAAACGAAGAAGAATATAATCCAAGCTGGACATAAAGCGGTTGAGGAGTTAATCAAAGTAGCTAAAGAAGCTATTGTTGATTCAGATGATGACATCTCAGCCGATAGATTAAAAAACGCTGCTGCTACAAAAAAGTTAGCTATATTCGACGCTTTTGAAATACTTAATAGAATACAAGAAGAAGAAAATCTTTTGCTAGAAAAACCAAAAGAAGAGCCTTCTAAAAAAACTTTTAGCGGATTTGCTGAAAAAAGATCTAGATAATGTACGAGCAAAGCTTATATAGCGTAATAACGCCAATTAAGAAAAATACAATATCTAGATTAAACAAATCTAAGAAATGGAAATACGGCTACAGCAAAGAACATGATATTGTTGTAATAAGCAAGACTGGACAAATAGGTGAAATATATAATATACAGAATTTAAAAATAGCTTTACCCAAAGAGCCAGCTAAAATAGATAAGTCGCATGATAAATGGACGGTAGAAGAATATCCTAAAGAGTTAAAACGAATACAAAGCGTTTTTGATTGGCGAGATTATCCTGATGACTTCAAAGAAAAATGGGAACCATATATAGATGAACAATTTAAACGAAGAGACGAAGGCCATTGGTTTAATAATAAGGGCATGGCTACTTACATTACTGGTACTCACTTTATGTACCTGCAGCACTCCAAAATTGACGTTGGGAAGCCAGACTTTAGGGAAGCAAACAGATTATTCTTTATATTCTGGGAGGCTTGTAAAGCAGACTCACGAGCTTATGGAATGTGCTACCTTAAGAACCGTCGTTCAGGATTTTCATTTATGTCTTCAGCAGAAACCGTTAACTTGGCAACAATTACGTCAGATGCACGGTACGGTATCTTGTCTAAGTCTGGAGCGGATGCTAAGAAAATGTTCACAGACAAGGTTGTACCAATATCAGTCAACTACCCGTTCTTTTTCAAACCGATCCAGGACGGTATGGACAGGCCCAAGACAGAACTTGCCTATAGAATACCAGCCAGTAGACTCACTAGAAAATCCATACAAAATAAACAGGATCAAGAGTTATTGGAAGGGCTCGACACAACGATCGACTGGAAGAACACTGGTGATAACTCCTACGATGGGGAGAAGCTTAAACTCCTCGTCCACGATGAATCGGGAAAATGGGAAAGGCCGGACAACATCCTCAACAACTGGAGGGTTACGAAAACAACGCTAAGACTAGGAGCAAGAATTATCGGTAAGTGCATGATGGGGTCAACGTCAAACGCTTTAGATAAAGGAGGCGAAAATTTTAAAAAGCTTTATAATGACTCAGACGTCACGAAAAGAAACCGCAATGGACAGACTAAGTCAGGATTATATTCTTTGTTCATTCCTATGGAATGGAATTACGAAGGATTCATTGACAATTATGGAATGCCTGTATTCGAAGACCCACCAGCAAACTGTATTGGCCCACACGGGGACGCTATCGAAGTCGGGGTCATCGAGCATTGGAATAATGAAGCGGAAGGATTAAAAGGCGACCAGGACGCTTTAAATGAGTTTTATAGACAGTTTCCACGCACGGAAGAGCATGCGTTTAGAGATGAAACAAAGAACAGTATATTTAACCTTGTTAAATTATACGAACAAATAGATTATAACGAAGATTTATCAAGTACTAATGTAGTAAATATTGGTAGCTTTTCGTGGGAAAATGGAATAAAAGACACTAAAGTTAAATTTACGCCAAACCCGAACGGTAGGTTTAAAATAACTTGGGTTCCTAATTATGAATTGCAAAATAAGCAATACACAAAAAATGGTCTTAGGTTTCCCGGCAATGAACATATTGGCGCTTTTGGGTGCGATAGTTATGACATATCAGGAACAGTTGACGGCAAGGGATCTAAGGGTGCACTACATGGGTTAACTAAGTTTAGCATGGAAAATGCTCCTCCAAATTCATTTTTTTTAGAATACATTGCAAGACCACAAACTTCTGAAATGTTTTTTGAAGATGTACTTATGGCTTGTGTGTTTTATGGAATGCCCATATTAGCTGAAAATAACAAACCTAGGTTATTGTACTATTTTAAAAGAAGAGGGTATAGAGGCTACTCAATGAACAGACCGGATAAGATATGGAATAAGTTATCGGTAGCTGAAAAAGAAATAGGTGGAATTCCAAACTCCAGCGAAGATATTAAACAAGCTCACGCAGCTGCTATAGAAGCTTATATAGATAAATACGTAGGTTTAAAAGCAGATGGTCAATATGGGGACATGTATTTCAACAACACCTTAAACGATTGGGCAAAATTTGATATAAATAAAAGAACAAAGTTTGACGCCGCTATAAGTTCAGGCCTTGCTATAATGGCCTGTAATAGGCATTTATATAGGCCAGTTGCCCCTGTTCAAAAACAAAAGTTAAATTTAAATATTGCTAAATATAAAAATAGCGGTACAATATCGAAAATAATAAAATAACGTATGGCTGAGTCAGTTGTAAAAAGTTTTTTTCCTAGCCAAGTTGCTAGTGACGAAGAAAAAATGTCATCAGAGTATGGCCTTCGGGTAGGTAGAGCTATTCAGGACGAGTGGTTTAAATCGGACTCCGGTACTTCGAGATATAGAAGCAATCAAAATACATTCCATCATTTAAGGTTATACGCAAGAGGCGAACAGCCAATACAAAAGTATAAAGATGAATTATCAATAAATGGGGATTTATCATATCTTAATTTAGATTGGAAACCAGTACCAATTATTTCTAAATTTGTAGACATATTGGTTAATGGTATTTCAGAAAGGTCTTTTGATATAAAAGCTTATTCACAAGATCCTTATGGTGTAAGCAAAAGGACTGCTTATATGGAATCTATTATACGTGATATGCAGACCAAAGAGCTAAACGAATTTGCAGAAGCGGAATTTGGTATTAATCTTTTTGAAAACAATCCGGATCTTTTACCCGATAGCCAAGAAGAGTTAGAGCTACATATGCAGCTAACATATAAACAAGCTGTAGAGCTAGCTGAAGAGCAGGCAATACAGACTTTGTTAAATGGTAATAATTATGATTTAACAAAGAAAAGAGTTATATACGACCTATCTGTTATAGGTATTGGCGCTGTAAAAAATAGATTTAGTAAATCTGAAGGTGTTGTGGTTGATTATGTTGATCCAGCTAATTTAGTTTACTCGTACACCGAGTCTCCTTACTTTGATGATATATATTATTGCGGCGAGGTTAAAAGTATACCTTTAAATGAACTAAAAAAGCAGTTTCCAGATTTAACACAAGAAGACCTAGAGCAGATATCTAAGCAGGGCTTTCAAAACAATGGCTTTTACGACAGGACTATTAGAAATTACGATCAGTCCGACAGTAACACTGTACAAATACTGTACTTTAATTTTAAGACTTATATGAATGAAGTTTATAAAGTTAAAGAAACCGCCACAGGGGCAAGTAAAATATTAGTAAGAGACGATCAATTCAATCCGCCTATTGAAATGCTTGAAGAGCAATTCGGAAAACTTTCAAGATCATTAGAGGTTTTATACGAGGGTGTTTTAGTTTTAGGCACTAATTATTTGCTTAAATGGGATATGGCAAAAAATATGATGCGACCAAAAAGCGATCATACTAAAGTGCTTATGAATTACAGTATTGTAGCCCCAAGAATGTATAAGGGTAAAATAGAATCTATAGTTAGCCGCATAACAGGGTTTGCGGATATGATACAGCTGACGCATCTTAAATTACAGCAAGTAATGTCAAGAATGATACCTGACGGCGTTTATCTTGACGCAGATGGTTTAGCTGAAATAGATTTGGGTAATGGAACAAACTATAATCCGCAGGAAGCCTTAAATATGTTTTTCCAAACAGGTTCTGTAATAGGAAGATCATTTACTCAAGAGGGTGATATGAACCCTGGTAAAGTGCCTGTACAGGAAATAGCAAGCGGATCTGGTGGTCAAAAATTACAGTCTTTAATATCTACGTATAATTATTATTTACAAATGATACGTGATGTTACTGGTCTTAATGAAGCCAGAGATGGCAGTACACCTGATTCAAGAGCTTTAGTTGGTATTCAGAAAATGGCTGCTGCAAATTCTAATACTGCAACAAGGCATATATTGGATGCCGGTCTTTTTATAACTGCTCAAACCGCGGAGTGTTTATCATTAAGAATATCAGATATATTAGAATATTCACCATCAAGAGATGCTTTTGTACAAAAAATAGGTGGGCATAATGTCGCTACATTAAAAGAAATGTCCGATTTACACCTTTATGATTTTGGTATATTTTTAGAATTAGCGCCAGACGATGAGGAACGTTCAATGTTAGAAAACAACATACAGACAGCTCTGTCAGCTGGCCTTATAGATCTATCCGATGCAATTGACATAAGAGAAATTAAAAATATAAAGTTAGCAAATCAAGTTTTAAAAATACGTAGAAAGCGTAAGCAAGAGCAAGACCAGCTAATACAGCAGCAGAATATACAGGCTCAAGCGCAAGCAAACGCGCAAGCTCAAGAAGTGGCTGCCGCCGCTGAAGTACAAAAGAATCAAGCTTTAACGTCTCAAAAAGCTCAGCTGTTACAAATGGAAAATAATTTTGAATTGCAAAAAATGCAAGCTGAGGTTGCAGCTAAAAAAGAATTGATGGCTCAGGAATTTCAATATAATATGCAATTAAAAGGTGTAGAGACATCAGGTCAAGCACAGAAAGAAACGCAAAAAGAAGACAGAAAAGACGAAAGAACAAAGCTACAAGCAACCCAACAAAGCCAACTTATAGAGCAAAGAAAAAACAATACACCTCCTCAAAACTTCGAATCTAGCGGAAACGATATTATTGGCGGAGGATTTGACTTAGGTTCCTTCGAGCCTAGGTAATAATAATAGTAATAATTATATAATATTTTATCATGTTAGAAAACCAAGAAGAGGTTCTTGACTCCCAAGAGGAAGTACAAGAGCAAGCTGCTGCTGAAAATAAAGCACCAGAGCAAAATGTAGATTCACCTGTATCCCAGGATGATGAAGGCACAATAAAAGTAGATTTTACTAAACTCAATAAAGAAGAAAATGCCGTTCAAGAGCAAAGCGCAGATGACAGCGATGTTGTTATCGGAGAATCCCAAGACAGTAGCAACAGCGAAGAAGTGGTTGAAGAAGTACGGGAGCCCGAACAAGAAGAATCAGCTGTTCTCGAAGAAGTAACTGAAGAAGAAGTTGTTGAACAAGTAGAGGAGCTCACTGAGCAAGTTGA